TTAAGACCACTCCCTTACAGAAAAATACTCGCATTCTATAAAATCTATTTGATTTGGCTCTACGCTTTTTTCATAAATTGCAAACTGAATTTCCCTAAATGTTTGTCCTCCCTCTAACCTATCCCTAAACTCTTCTAATTCTTTACCAAGCTCTTCTTCAGATATAAGAATATCTCCATCATCTAAAATATTGTCATCTCCAAGCATAAACCCATCATTTTCTGGATGATTATCGTCTCCTAAATACTTTCCTACGTCTGGAACAAAGAAAGAAATTGAACTAGCTGTATTTTCTCCGGGATCACTATTATAACTAATAGTTAATGATTGGCCGCTCCTAATTGCAACCCTTATCCTATCTAGGCAATTTATAATTCCTGTTTCTCCGAAATACTTTGATGACCAGAAGCACTCAATCTCATCTCCGTCATCATGTAACCCAGTAAAAAGATTCTTAATAAACCCACCAGAAGTCCAACCAGCGTGTAGTGAATTGTCCTCAAAGGTGTAACAACATGACACATTCCAGCCTCTTAATGGTATCCAGCAGTTATTATAAACATCATAAGCTAAACCTTTATCATTTCTGCCATCGGTCGACGGATAAAATAGGATGTAATACCTATCATAAAATCCGGCACATACCTGTTCCCTTCTTGCTTCTGGTATTCTTTTTAATTCCTTGTCTATTTTCCCTTGCGAAATATTAATAACTCCTGTAGCATCAGAATATTGCCATACTCCATTAGGACCGTAAAACCTTATATATCCATCTGGACATCTAACAATAGACTTTTGATCGTATGCTCCAACACTTGGCCCTAAAACAACCGATAGATTGCCTAAAGTATAGTCGCCTAAAATGAAATACAATTGGTTACGCTTGAAAGAGATTATCTTATCCCTATCCTCAATAAACCCTGTAATCTTTTTTCCGTCATCCCTATCACACGCTACCCAACTCATAGCCCTCCATCTATCATAGAAGTCTGTTTCTGAAAAATATACATACGTCCTACGATCTTGGTTATAAGTCAGCCATAATCTTTGATTGTGTAAGAGAATAGACTTACCTTTTGGTAGTTCCCCACCTAACGGATCTCCATTTTCATCAAGGTAAGTTACCTTTGAAGCCGCTCCTGTTGTACCAGTCCATAAGTTATTCCCGTCAACAAAAAAATACTTACCAAACCATGAAGCAAATTGTATTTCTGCATCCTCTGCAAGTCCGGAAGCTATTACCGCACTGGCTCCGCTTGCCGCTACATCATAAACAGATGTTCCACACTTAGCAAATGTTTTATATTCGGTTCCATTAAAAAAACGATACAGTCCTGTTATTGGGTATTCGCCCAAACTCGTATCGTTATCACGCAAACATCCGGCTCGTTTATTTAATCCCGAATCTTCAATAAGGTAATTCCACATCTCTGGTGATTCGTTAGGTTTCAAATCATTATTTGATATACCGATTCTAACTCCACCAGCGAATCCTCCTGTTCGCGGGTCTCCTAAAACAATTTTACCCAACTACCTCACTCCCACGAATTGGTCAGCGTTTGTTCCTTCAAGGTAATAGTTTTTCAACTTAAATAGTTCTTCTTCGTATATTGCATTCCACTTTGCAAACCCTTGTGATCTATCACCTTTATCTATTTTAAAGAACTCCTTGACCAAATAGTAAGAAATAACGTAATGCCATTCTTCGGGTATTAGTAACGGAACCTCTTCAATTTGTATTTCTTGATTAGGTTTTTTATAGTAAACCGTATCTAATGTATAATCCTTATCTGGAATAGGTTCTATCCCAATTTTATCTATTGCAATGTAATAAGCTAATGGACTTCCAACTATATCTGAAACTATATCGTCTTCGCGAATAATAGAAAGTGGATACCCATTGTATTTAATTGATTTTATCGCCGTACATTCTTCAGGAAACGAATATTCTCTTATACCAGATGAAGTGACAATAGTATCTCTTCCCCTTGAGCATAATCCTCTACGGCATACTTCTCTATATCCCTGATTTAATAATTGCTTTACAATAATAGTATAAGTAGCCTTTGCGAACTTTCCATTTGACGGTTCGTCAAACAAGGTTAATGCCATTTCAAATATCTCTTGTCCTGTCATTTAATTACCTCCCATGGGAGTAAATACGCCTGTGTAATACGTGGTTCCAAACATCTTTCCCAAATTCTTGGCCAGCTTCCCTAACCTCTTTCTTACTATCCTTTTGAACTTTCTCTCTGTCTTTCCTCATTTCATGAACAAACTCTTTAAGGTCAATCCTTCTCCAATGCCCTTTTCTTAAAGCAATAATAGCCCTTCTATCCCATTCCTTAAAACTCATTTGATGAGAATAATAACCCTGATCGCAACCTGTCTGTTTCCATTTTAAAATCTGGTATTCATCGGCATTTGAATCATAAACAACCTTTAAACAAGGATCTTCTAGTTCTTTTTGAACTTCTTTAGTCGCTGATATAAATTCGTGTTGCATCGTATCACCTCTAAAAAAAGGGAGGGATATCCCTCCCTTAGTTATTAATACGCCGAAGCAATATCGTAAACAGTTGCACATTGCCATGGTTTGTAATGCCCTAACTCATACGCCTCTAATAGATAGGCAGTATAAGCGGCATATCCAGCAACCCACTTCCACATGTTCCCGTCCATATCAGAAAAGCCTAGTTTCTTTGCAAGGAACTGAACAAGGCCAGACATTTCAACGAAAAATGCGGTATTATCCGGAGAATAGTTTCCTGAAAGAATAGGAATACCATTGAAAGTAACGATATTATATGGCCACAGGTCAATTTTCTTTGTAGGTTCAATATATTCGTTACCATTAATCTTTGAAGATACTAATTGTGTTGCTGTCCCACCATCCGCGAAGATAACAAGGTTATTCTTCTTGGCTTTCTGCTGAGTAGTTAGCTTATTAACAAGTCCCATTAAAGCCACCATAGAAGGCTCATGGTTAGCTCCTACAGAAGTATCTCCAAGTTTTCCGTCTGCTTGTACGTATTTTACAGTAGGTCTAAACCAAGCCCCTTCAGTTTTGCTTCTGTCTACACCTAAAATGGTATTGTCTTTAAGTCCTACCAGAGCTTTTAACCCGTAAAACTCGTTTTCATACCCACCTTTGTGGTAGATTAAAGCACCAGCTAATGCTGTAACAAGAGTAGTTCTATCAGTACTATCTACCGTTGGGATAAAGGTAAATTCAGTATCACTTACAATATCCTGAATGATTAACCCTGAACCATTAGTAATCAGGGCATGCTCGGTAGTCATAAAGTCAACGGGCATACCCGGTCTTAGATATTTAGTAGTACTCCCATCTGCTAAAGTGATAAGAGAAGGTGTATCATCTGTAGCACTTGACACTACAGCAAGCGGAGTAATACCTCCATCACCGAAGTTCATTCTTTCTTTTTCACATTTCATAGCATCAGATACGCCTTCAGTTTCAGAAGTAATCTCATCTATGAATGCCTTTTCGTCAGTATTCATCAGATTTACGATGGTCTCATAAATCTTAATCACACCATCTCTCCATTTGGGTGTTCCTTTAAAGGTCTTATACATGGCCCGCCCGGGATCTGATAATCGTCCGGTAAGATCGGTTAACATCCCGGTCCCTTCTGAATGACCGTATTTAAAAGACTTCACGAAGGAATTTCCAACTGTCTCAGTTTGTTTGTGCTTATCTACCCATTTTGACAAAAAGTCTTCTGTATTAATGTGTTTTTCCATAACAGGCAGGTATTTGTCTTTAAGAATAGCAGTTACATCGTTTAAAGTAAGAGCCATTTAAAATCATCTCCTCATATTTTGTTTTTTGCTTTGACGTATGCCAAGAGTTCATGCTTTAACTCATTAAAGGTTTGAGGTTGTTTGGTTCCTGCAATAGCTGGTTTACCACCAACAGTTAATGTTGAAACAGATTCACCGTCTCGGATTCTATCTCCAACTCTTTCTCTAGCCCATTGTTTCTTTTGAGCTTCAAGAAATTTATCTAATCCTCCATACGCCTTAACTATGGCTAAATCCGCATCCTCTGGAGGTAATGTAAGCCGTTTAGCTTCTTCCCAAAGTTTGTTTTCATCCACTTCAGGAAAGGTTTTCTTAAGCTGGCTAAACTTTTGATCAATGTTTGACTTAAACTCTTGGATCTGTCTTTGTTTTTCTTCCTGTTCTTTTGCTCTTTTCCAGTTCTCCAGTTCATCAATCTTAGCCCTATACATCTTGTCCTTTTCGCCTAGTGCTTTGTTTAGCTTTGCTGACATGTAGGCTTCTAGGTATTCATCACCAATGTAAGGATTATCCGATAAATCGTTCTCGGGTTCCTTGTGCTGTTCTTCTCCTAAAAGCTGTATAGCCTGATCTTTGTTTATCATTCCTTTGTCGAACATCTGCTTAACTAGCTGCATTGGATTGTTTTGGAGAACATTAGCAAACATATTGTACTCTTGTACTACTTGCGTTAACTCGTTTACCCCTAACCCAGTTTGTTCCGCAAACTTCCTATAAGGAGAAGCCTCCTGCATTTTCTTGGTGTAATCCCCTTGTAGGTTCTTATATATGCCTTGGAGTTCCGGGGGAAGGGTATTAGGATCAACATTAGTAAATGAATCTTCTGTTGCTCTTGAAGGTTCCGTTACTGGTTGACCTTCTGTTGGTTCTGTTGGTTCTGTTGGTTCGGTTGGAGTGCTATCCGGTTCCGGAGCGGCATTAGGATCTATAAACTCCACGCCAAAAAACTGTAAATCAAAAGAACCGTTAGCTTGTTCCAAATTATTCAATTAAAACACCTCTTTATTGTTGCTCCGGGTGTCTTGTGACTTGTCCGGGCATAAAAAAACCACCTATTGTGGTGGCTGTTGTACTGATGACATTACTTGTTGAACTTTTGCCATTTCTAGAGCTTTTTTCTGTAGATGGTCATCTATATGAAATTGTAATGCTTGGCGAAGTTCGGGCATTTGGGCACATAGTTTTTCATACTCTATTGTTTTTCTAAAACTATTATGTTCCTCAATGCAAATGTCATGATTTTCTCCATCCCTTGCTCTTCTCCATCGTGGTAAAGGTGGTGGAGGTTCTGGTGATGGCTGCATTGGTTCAGACCCCGGATGGGGAGGCAGTATCATATCTGGAGGAATATCTGGCTGTTTATCCATTGTTGTAGCTTTTATCGCTTGATATTCTCCATAACCACGTTTAAATTCTTCACTATCCATTTTCCATTTGTTAAAACGTTCATCGAATGTAGATACATCATTTTGCCATTGCAAAAACATTTGCTGTTCTTGTAATTCAATCTGTTGCAATATGCTAGGATCTGTTTCCTGTACTATACCCTTTTTAAAAAGTTTATTCTCCCACCGGGTAAAGTCTATATCCTGCAAATAGCTATCATATAACTCTTCAATATCGCCAAGTTCTAACATATCAAAGAACTTTCTTTTGGCTATTGGATCGTTTACTATATCACCAAGAAGCCCTTTCTCTGCAAGGCTTTGTATCTCTTGCCTCTTTGCATCTGGTGTAAGGTAAAAAGCATTGCCACCAGCTAAAATCACATCATCGCTTTGTATCCGGTCCGGAGTTATATCGAAATTAATTCCTTCATTATCGTTTCCTACAATTCGCAAAGATCGCCCCTCATCCTCAAAATGCACAGCACAAAGATGGAGGATACGTTTTCCTATGTTGATAAATCCGGCAACCTGGCTATCCAAAAGCGGGCCAGCTTGCGTTTGACTTGCCTGTTGTAATAGCTCTGCTTGCTTTCCACTTGTAACACTAGGATCAGCGTTCCCTCGTGTAACTTCATAGAATGAAGATATATCATTCATCCTTTGAATTGTATGTTGTATTTCTCCCATAAGATCCTGATTAATCATAGGAGGAGATATATATTGAGGGGGGTTAAGCCCCGCCCTATAAATTACCCTTGGTATTCCTCCTGTATCACGCGTGAATTTAGATTTACTCCAGTCTGTTCCTTCTTGCTCTAAGAACCATCCTGTAGTGTTTTTCTTACTATCTATTATCTTCTTCCAGAGCTTATTAAGCTGCACTTGAAGATCAAACAGATAATCCACTATTGAACGTGGCCAGAAGTCTCCTGCATTACGAATATAAGGGAAATAAGTGTAAGGGTGCCAGTCTGTATCCGAATAGACGGCCATTAGTTTTTTATCCCAGACTGAATCTACAAATATCCTTTCTTTTGTACCAATTATAAGCCTTCCATGAGGGTAATCTTCTGATGGTGGAAAATAAATTTCATAGACTAGGGCATGTCCTTTAAGTTTCTTATTTCCAACTTCGCCAAGTGCGTTAATAGTACGAAGTTGATTTATATCCTCTAGGTTTTCTTCTTCGGGGACCTCTACTCCCCACCTGTTTTTAATGTCTTTAATAGGCATTGCAACTTTTTCGCCAATCCAAGGTAGGCTATTATCCATCTTTGACACGCCAGAAGGGATCATCATAGCTTGAGGAGCAACACACTTGCAATTTATATCTCCTAATTTTACAGGCTTTCCTGTGTTTGGATTAATAGCGGGTACACCATCCAGAAGTACGTTATCACCTAATTCTGGATCCCACCATGTTTTTGCGAATCCTACACCTGCAGGAAATAACCAATCAACCACTTCTTCTCGTATGCTTATTCCATCGCTTTGGCGGTCTAAACTAAGAGCATCCTGATAATATTTGAGAAGGTAAGAACAAACCTTAGCTGCATCCTTGTCATCATCCTCACTTGTTGCTGGCCTAACTTCAAGCATAATAGGATTAGTAAGTGCTTTTGCTTTCGCACCTTTCACAATCGTTATAATGTGAGGATCGATAGGATGATTAAGTACTCCGGTAATTGTACCTATTCCGGGGATATTCATGCCTTCTCGAAGTACATAAACCTTATTTGCTCTTTCATCAACATAAAGAAGTTGATTACCTCTTATCATTTCTTGGTTTCGTCTCCAGCGAAGAGTTAACGATGAATTCTCTGATTGTTCGATACATCCTAACAAAGTATTTTGAGCATTTTTCATTAAATCACCACCTTTCTTTTTAGCCCCCTAAAATGTTTGGAGAAATGTCTTGTATATGTTAACATCATTTTAGGAGGTAATTTGAATGGAAAAGCAATACAGCATTGAATTTAAAGAGCAAATTTTAAGAGAATGTATAGAAACAGGTAATGTAGCCTTAGTAGCTCGCAGACATGAGATTTCGTCTAATACCATCCACACCTGGCGTAAAAAGCAGCGTGAAAGAGGCTCTCTAGAATCACTACCCAAAGCAAAAGCTAACCGGTTTAAAGAGATGGAAAAGCGGCTTAAAGAAATAAGCACTGAAAATGAGCAATTAAAACGATTAGTTGCCAATAAAGAATTAGAACTAGCAGTTTTAAGGGATTTGGCTAATATCAAAAACCCTCGGTAGCCGACAAAGTTGCCATCGCCGATAGGTGGATAAAAAAAGGATATAATAAAGAACTCATTATCGGCTTTGTCGGGTTAACCTCTTCCACCTACTACTACAACATTAATCAAAAACCGAAAAAGGTAGATGCAAAAAAGAATGTGGGACGTAAAATACCCGGATACTCCCTAACAAAAACTGCGGAAAAAGTTTCAGATGAGAAGATTAAAGAATATCTCTTAGAGCTTATTGCTGGCGACGGATTCCCTTATGGATATAAGAAACTAACTTGGAGTCTCAAGGAAGACTACAATCTGTTAATTAATCATAAAAAGGTATATCGGCTCTGTAAAGCCCTTGCTATATTACGTCCCCAGCGAAAGATATATTTTAAGCATCCACGCAAAATAGCTAAGATAAACAAGGTAATCGGTTCTAATCAATTATGGCAGATGGATCTTAAATATGGCTACATTGCAGGTACAGGCCAATTCTTTTTTCAGATCTCAATAATCGACGTTTTTGACCGGGCCATTATAAGCTATCATCTAGGATTAAGCGCTAAGGCTAAAGATGCCTGTCGGGTACTAGAAACAGCACTTCGAAGAAGAGGATTAGAGCCGGGGATGAAATTACCGATAGTCAGGACAGATAATGGTCCGCAATTTACTGCTAAACAATTTGAAAAGCTTTGTGCCAAATGGAGAATTAAGCATGAAAGAATCCCAGTTAAAACGCCTAATATGAACGCCTATATTGAATCGTTTCATGCAATCTTGGAAGACGAATGCTATAGACGCCATGAGTTTCAGGATTTTATGGAAGTATACCAGGAAGTTCCAAAATATATGGACTATTACAACAATAAACGCAGGCATAGTAGTATTAATTATAAAGCTCCAAATGAATTTTACCGGTTAGAATTGGAAGGTTTAATAAAGGCAACAGCACTGGTTGCATAGTCTCCGTCCTAAACCCTTAATTGAACTAGAGATGGTCTGAGTAACGGGGTCAAGGGTGCGAAGCAGGCTTTAGCCTTTACCCTTGATACCGTTAGGAAGGACAGCTAAAATTGAACAAGGGTTAGGATGAATTCGGCAGAAATATTATGAACACTTAAGTATTAAACAGATATTCTCCGATTATGAGGGGTCAGACCGCTTTCAAATAAAAAAAGCCCGGCACTACTCACGAAGAGCAATACCGGGCTTTGTAGCCTCTTTTTATTTTTTAAATATATTCATAACCAAATCCCTGAAACTAAACGTTATAATCTCTCTGCAACTCCGGCACTTTATTTGTATCACTTTTTTGTTGTAATCAAATAGCCGGGTACGATGGTTATTTTTCCTACATTCCGGGCAGTACAATTCTATCAATCATCCACCTTCTCTACACTAAGAATTTTCCATCCCTCCCGGTCTAGGTCTACAATACGATCAACTAGCCTTTGATTTATTTCCACCACTCTTTTTATTGGTTTTCCGTTTGGTGTCACTAGCCGCTCTTTTACCTTCATTTTTTCCCTCCGTTGTCTTGTTATCTTTCTTCTCTTCCTTTTTTTCTGGTGGCTTAGGAGGATTATCTTTGACTGTTACAGCCTTTTTCTTTGGTACGAACTTATAAACACGTCCATCGGGCGAATCAAAGGTTATAACATATCCATTCTTTCTTTGTTCTACAACTTCATATTCTTTTTCGCCTACCTTAACCTTCATCTGGAATAACCTCCACTTCTGCAGTTCCCAAATTAGCTGTATATTTCTTAGTATTAACATTCGGCTTAGGAAGATCGTTTAATACCGCCGCTTTCTCTGCACTTCCCGTCTGGATACGGTTAAGCAGGGTAGCCCGTTCAACATAGGCATTACATTCCTGCTCAATTATGAATGCCAATAATGCTTTAATCCACAAGTGAATAAAGCAAAGTGTAATCACAACAACAACTGCTAGAATACTAGCTAACAAAATGGTAATCATATCTATCACCTCTCATATAATCTCACTAACATCTATTTTTTTGTCTCCTTCTTGGAGGCTAACAATTTGACTATATATTTCATACTCTGCCGATCCTTTTCCAAACCGTTCTGCCAACTCGTCTAACTTACTGCTTTCCGGTTCACTATATATATAAGTGTTAAGACGGTTAAGGGCTTGGCTCATGGCATCAACTTGATCATCATTGGCACCTTTAGGAAAAGCTGAACACTCTTCAACATAATCGTTAACCCATGGTGCTATACTTGGATCTGGTATATAAACGTTGCCAGCTTCTATTGAAGGAGCAACGGCACTAGCTCTAGCTTCTTTACTTCCATCTGGTTTAACTGCTATAAAACCGCCTAATTCCCTTTGTAGTGTAGATATAACCGCCGGACCATTAGCTTTATCCTCAACTAATTTATAATTCGTTTGTGGCCACTTTGCGGATAGATTGCGAACTGCTTCACAGGTCGTTACGAAGTCCATCCTGTCCCTTACTTGGTCCAGCAGGTACTTATCGGCTTTGTGTAATCCCCAAACCTGACCAACAACATAGTCGGTCCCCTGTGTATCCTTGAAAGTCATATCCCACGACTGAATAATAACCCTAAAATCATTTGGTGGTTCCTTGTAATACTTCCACCATTCCCTTTTGAACATCGTTCCTTTCGCTGGTGAAGGTCGCTGCTGGTACAATGCCGCCCACGCATAACTACCTACCGCTTTCTTGGTAGTATCCATCCATGCTTGGTCATAACCATGCTCCGGCCATAACGGTTCGCCGGGTGCCCTGCCTAGCAAGTCTCCTTCTTCCGCTTTTGCAGGTAATGAAATAATCGTCCAATCCTCAACCTCTCCATATTCAGGATTGAGTAACCGCCCGGCCAAGTCATCCTCATGCCATCTTGTTAGGATGATAATAACTGCCCCTCCCGGATGTAACCGGGTGTATAAGGTGCTTTGCCACTCCTGCCATATCTTTTCCCTATATACCTCCGAATCCGCTTCCTCTCGGTTTTTGATTGGATCATCTATCAGGAGAAGATCCGCACCTTGGCCAGTAATTCCCCCTCCAATACCTACCGAAATCATACCACCGCGATAACCGTCAATATCCCAATCTGTCATTGATGATTTTTCTTTTGATACCTCTATATTAAATACGTGGTTCCCATACTCAATTATTTTCGCTCTGTTTAGCTTTCCAAACCTTTGGGCAAGTGAATCACCATAACTAACCTCTATTACTCTCCGGTCTGGGTCCTTGCCTATAAAATAGCTGGGAAATGTCTCAGTAACCGTCATAGACTTACCATGCCTAGGCGGCATATAAATCATCAACCGGGTAATCTCTCCGCGTTCTACACGCTGCAAAGCATTACAAACGAGGTTTAAATGTCTTGCTGGCCGCCATTGCCCGTTGTGCACGTATTGTACATAAGATTTATAATCACGTCTTGCCCTCTCCGCCCTCACCTGCTGTAACGTCGGTAGCATGGGTAAGGATGGTTTCAAGCTGCATCAACTCCTTGTTACTCAACCGTGATAAATCCATTTGTGTTTGAATAGGACCACCGCCGGGGCCGGATACCTCCTGTGCTGTTCGCTCTTTGTATTTATCCGGCATAGCACCTTTAAGCAAAAACATAAGTAAATTATCGCTGTACCGCTTGATATAGCCTACAACCCGTCCCTGATAATAAACTGGTTCATCTATCCCCTCCGCCGCTCTCCTCCGGGCCTCTTCCTCTAGTGCCTCTGCTGCATCCATCTCCGCATCCTTTACCTGCTCCGCAAATTCCACACTCTCATTAATCCATCTGTACCATGTTGACCGAGCTATACCTGATACTCTACAAGCGTTCGATACTGTCCCATGTTCCCTATACGCTTCTATAGCATCGGCCATCCGTTTCTCTCTCTTTTTTATATCGTCCTTTTGTCCCATGCCAACATCACCTCCCTCGGTTTTTACCTTGGAGTTTCAAGATAATATATTAAAAGGTATTGACACGGTATTGATATGGTGGTACCATTTACTTGACATTGATATTTTCTCTCCCCCGGCAGGGATGAACATTGAAAACTAAATAGGAGGTTAGCCATGAAGGAACTACTTATTGATGGTACTAAACTACCATGTTATATCCCTAATGGTAATGGTACATGTGAAACTTGCATTTATGTATCAGACAATGCCAGAAATGAAATATGTATCAGGTGTTGCAAGTATAGGAGGTCTAACAATGACTAAACAAGAGTTTTTAAATCTATCCGGTTTTACCCCTCATGCAGTTTCGGGCGATCAATTTAAACGACTTTTAATAGTGTACCGGGCATCTAATACAGATAAGGAAGCCTTTTGCAAGAGAGTTACTAAATTGTATTTCATAATGACTAAAAAGGCTTTTGATCGTGTATTAGATTCTATCCCTTTAAAAGCTAAAATCGCCGCTGTAGAAGATAACGATTATTATGGAATTAATGAAATCCTTGATCAAGAAGCTGACGATCAGATGGAAATCTTAATTTCTTGCTTAGAAAAACAAGTTACATCATATTAAATGGCCTGCCGGGAGCCTATCCCGGCATCATTAAATAACAGAAAGGTTGGTATGATTGAGTAAAATTATATTGAAACATAACACACAAATATCTGATCTGAAGTCTAAAATTTCCGATCTACAAGAGCAATGCGGCAAATTATACAGGGATTGCCGCGAAACAGGCCAGTTTGACAGCGAAGAACACGAACGGCTGTCACGAAAAATTGAATGGCTAGAATACTTGCTCTGGGGAGCTAGACACAGTATGTTGCGTTAACCGTCCCGCTGGGAGCCTATCCCGGCACCAAATTATATTATTAGGAGGATTTATAATGCTTAATTTAATAGGTTATGATAACGAAGGTTACAAGGTTAAAAAGCAAGGCCATACCGCTGTAATTGCTAAAGGTAAAAATGATTATGTTGTATGGTACTACAAGGTAAAAAACAATAAACCATCGTTTTTCTGGGGCGAATACTCTACCGATATTAAAATGATTAATAAAATATTTAATAAAATAGAAGGAGTATGTTAAAATGAACGATAAAATAAAAAAAGGTAATACCATGGTATTGATAGAACATTTAAAGGAAAAAGGTTTTCAAATCATTTCACATGGTAAAGTTACAATTTACCGCGATCCGGACCTTGACAATTTACCAGAACCTACTGATTATGAAGAATGGTTAGTATTCAATAACATCGACTAACAAGTAACCCCCGGAGCTAATCCGGGGGCATTAACCTATCTAAAAGGAGTGTTTATAATGAAAGTGGTTAAAACCTCTATATCACCTTATCCGAATACCTTAAAGCGTATTAAAGAACGTGGTGCAGTAAGTACTATTATCGAACGTGATATGAACCGTTTATACGATATGTACGAAAGAGCACTTAGACAGATACCTCTTACCATTGAAGAGGCTTGCCTAATTTGTGATCATTTAAAAGGAACTGTAAACGATCCTTCATCTGCATCAATCCTATGGGCATCTATTGAAGATGGAATAAGTCTTAATGGTTTAGATAAGAAATGGGGCATAGATGGTCAAGAATTAGTCTCTAAGTTAAGGAAACTATCCGAGATCCAGTCAATGGCCTTGATTGATGCTGTTGAAAGGTTTTGGTTCGGAGGGTATAAAAAGGAAGATATGGCCAAACTATTTATGATTAAGGCCGGGAATTAACCCGGTCTTTTTTGTTTTAGATTAGAATGGTATTACTTGTTTTTCATCCATGAACGTCCGAAAATCCTCATCGTTGTAATTTGTCCAAGTACCGTATTTCTCATATTCCTTCCAAAAACCAGATGTATCTACCCCTAGAATATCAATCATCAATTCCAAATTAACCAGATCGAAAAACTCTTTAAACTTTTTTTTATTTAAATCTGCTGTACTAAACCTGCCGTTTATATTGAAATCATGCCTATGTGTCGCTTTAAACCACGCCTTAATATCCTCGTGAAGAGCATCTATTGAAAAGTGTCCAGACGATTGCAAGTCTCCCCCAAAAGGATGTATACACCACGATAAAAAGCACCAATAAAGTGCATTTTGCTTCAGGGTCCGGGCCTTTCGTTTCTTTGTTACATTTACCGTTTCACCCATACGCAATTTGCACGGGCTAGTAAACTGTATAAAGGCCGCCTTTTTATCATCCTGCACTACTGTAACCCTTCCTAACATTGTTTACTCCTTTCCTATTAACCTCTCTTAATCCTGTGCTTGCATTTATCTTCCTTAGTCCTGCCTCCACATTCCTTCCCTTGCATTACCCTGCATTTAGTATTTGTAATTTTGCATATATACAATTTTTCCCCTCCCGCCGCTTTAACATCTCTTTCCGTCCGCACTCTCGACAAGGGGTTTCATTTCCCCAATATCGGTCCATGTCGTTGATAACCGTTCGGCATTTCGGACAGACGAAATTTTTCCTTGGATCACTCATCTACATACCTCACTTTCTTGCCTTCTACTTTCCAAACCACTTTATATCCGGCTACTTCAACCTTCCGGAACATTTCTCTTTCCACGTCTGGGTATTCGTGTATATAAGAATGACACAACCTCTTACTCATCCATATATGATCCGCTATATCTTTCCCCCCCTGACTACGATGGGGAAAGTGATGGGGATCATCTTTTGCCGTAACCCTACGGCCACCACAAACCGGACAAAACCCGGCAAAACATAAATCGCTTTTCTTTAGTGCTTCCTTTTTGACTGCTTCAGGCACCACACGGGCCCGACTCTTTAGGGTGCTGTTTTTCCTTCTTGTTTCTCTCTTTTTGGGCCGCATTGGTTTAGGTACTGGCCGGAAATCAGAAGAAAGATCAATCATTCCACCATATCCGATCGCCGCCCTCTTCGTCGGTACATAACTGTTCACTAACTCCAATATCCAATATGCATAGGTCCATTGCTATCTCTCTAAGCATTCCTTTTATCTCATCTAAATATGGATAATACGGGACCCATTCCGTTGCTTCTGTTATTGCTTTTTCTTCAAACAACTCTATTATGTTTTCTGCATCTAAAATCTCTTCCATCACATCTACAAGATTATATCGTTTTAGATGTTTGTCCTGATACTTCTGTCTCCCTATTCTTGCTCTGGTTTTTTTCCATTCTTCTAGCTGGGATAAGCTAATATCTTTTAACCGCTTCATATTATCCTCCCTTATTCTTGTTGAATCTGTATATAAAAAACCCTACCAATATGGCAGGGTTTGTTTTTGTTGGCCCGGAGGTGGTGCTATCCTCCAGGCTATATATAAATATATTAAGAAAGGAGGTCCGCGTACCCTCTTGCGGGGTAGTTTTGAAAGGGTGTATTACAACATCTTGATATTACTATTATAACACACATAAAACCTTAAATAGTCCCGGACTTTTGCTCAATATCAATTAAATCTTCTTTCTGTGCTATAAGAGCCGTATAATACACGATGCTGTTACGCCAATTATAATATGTTGTACGTTTTATGAATAGCTTTTCACATATTTGGTTTCGCCGTAACCTATCAAAATATTGTAATTTGATAAACTGGCCTTTCTCTGTCCCGGCAAAGTGCTTACATACTTTTTCGATTACCTTTAACCATGCCTCTTTATCTCTTATTTCACGTGTCGTTAATTTTATTGCTTTGAGAGCTGTAGGATCTGAATGACAACTTCTACCTTGCCCCCACTCCCCTATTTCCGCTGGCCTAGAGGTGGCCACTTCTCTTTTATATTTTTCTAGTTCTCTTTTTATCCGGGGATAATTATAAAATTGTTTTTCTATTAAACGGTAGATATCTTTGCTAAGTACATGCATTTCTTATCCCCCTTGTTGTTCTTTTTTAATTCGTTCCGCAAGTGTTTGTGGATTGATTGAACTCGTAACTATTTGTCCGTTATCTAAGTATATAACTGAGAATGTTCGTTTTCCCTCGGTCATATCAATCAATGTTCCTTTTTGTTTTTCTTCCGCAACCAGCTTTCTAATCGCTGTAGATTTATATTTTTTTATTCCTACAATTCGTTGAATAGACACTTGGTTTTCGTGTCCTACATGAACCATTTGATACATTATTGCAAATCAACTCCTTTAGTTTATATGCTAGATATATAACTGCAAATAGATTACATGCACTTAGTATTCTGGCCATAATTATTTCATTTTTCATTTTAATCCCCTTCAATACCCATAAAACCTTAGTGCATCTAATACGCCATCCACTCCATAACACACCATTGCTGCCCATCCCCGTTTTTCTAGTGCATCCAACCATTCCTCTTGCTCCTCGGACACCTTACCGCCCCTTTTGCGTTTTAATTCAATCGCAAGGCCTTTTATGTTGGGGTATTTGGGTGGGCTATCAAAGATCAATATATCTGGTACTCCGGATTTAACTCCTAGCCTTTTCTGTTTTACCCTGTACTGTACTTTGTGTTTTCCTTCGTTTGGTACATGACAGAAGCGTATTTTTTTAATATCAAGTAACTCTGCTACCGCCATTTGTTCTTGTTCCTCTGTGCTGTTCATGGTGCATCCCCTTCTAATTTCTAAAATGGAAGATCATCAAGATTAATTTCGCTTAAATCTACCTCATTATCCTCTGGTTCTTGTTTCGTGCTTTGCCCTCTTTCAAGGAACTTCACATGCCCAGCAATAACCTCTGTAACCCAGCGTCTATCCCCTTCTTTTGTTTCGTATGTTCTAACCTGTATTCTCCCTTCTATGGCCACCATCCGTCCTTTGCGAAGGTAGTTAGCACTAGCCTCGGCGGACTTTCCCCATACTACGATGGGGATAAAATCCGCTTGCCGTTCTCCGGCTTGATCTGTAAACGGTCTATCTACTGCTAAAGTGAAATTCGATACCGGATTGCCGTTTGGTGTATATCGAATTTCTGGATCTTTGGTTAATCTGCCTATTAATATCACATGATTCATTTCAGCAACTCCCTTTTATTTTAGTTATCAAGTATTACTTGACAACTTAAATTCTTTTGCCCCCATGTTTATATGGCCTAGTCTTATTGAAAGCCATTTTGATTTGAATAGCCTCTTCTATATCTATCCCATACTGGCCACATGTATCCAGAATGCGAATTATTACGTCTGCCAATTCAATCGGTATACCCTCCGGTTTATTATGAGGGCATCCATCACAACTAGATTGACTCTTTGCTTCGCTACAATCCGCTTGTGGAGGACAGCTATAATATACTTCATTAAACCCACGACCATCTCTGTATTCCTCTAGTGTTTCAGATAATTCTGAGTGCATTAAAGCAATCTGTTCCGCAAAAGGCCGTTCCTCTTGCCACCAACCCTTAGATACCGCGTTTTCATGTGCTCTTTTTGCTAGTTCATTTAATGCCATTACTATCATCTCTCCATATATCACTTTTCACTTCGTCTCCCCACACATCCCAGCCGGGGGGCTTTTCACGTGCAAATAGTTCTATCCTTGGAACATCACCACACAGTTTAACAATTCTTACTCTTGCTTCATCTGGTTTTTTAGAGTGTTTTTCTATGGGTGCATATATTATTTGGTGTATATCATGCCGTTTTATTATTTGTTTTGCTTTAGTTCTTTTGCTTATGCCTAGCAAACACGCTTCAGCATTTGCCCTCGTATATGCACCCATACCCCAGAAAAAAGAATTTGCTTTTTTATTTCTTTTTACCCAAACAAAAGCTGCCGTTTTATAGATAAACCCCCATGCTTCCATAACCTTAAAAGCCTCTTTAATGTTGGGAAATGTAGACCATAAAAATAATATAGATGTGTCTTTTTTTATTTCTCTAACAGGTACCTTGCAAATATCTTTTGTTGACATTGTTTTATAATGTTGCTTGGCCATACCTCTGGCATTCTTTTTGCTCCCACTTTGTTTGTATTCCCACGGTGGATCTGCGTATATAATGTCATATTTCAACTAACATCCTCCAACTGCTTAACTTCTATTTGTCTAATTAGGTTTTTAAATGCTATTTGTTCATCTTGTTCCTTGTCACGTTTTAAATATGATTCATAAACTCTCATGAAATGTGCTCTAACCACCCCTAGTTCTGACATACCTGTATATCCTATGGTGTTAAGGCCGCCAACCGCTTCCACCGCTCTTTGAACTAGTGGCGAAGGATAACCTTCTGTCCGCTCTCTAATCTTCATAATAACAGCCTCCCATGCTTCCTCCGGGAGTAAATCTTTTATCGGTTTTGTCAGTTCTTTGGCCTGTGCTCTTATCTCTGCAACGGTTGGAAAATACTTGCCAACTGTAATATGTTTCATTACTGCTTGTTTTGCTGTTTTAAATGGTATATCGGATAACATACTGACCCAGACCTGTGCTGTAGGTTTCAAATCCCTTTCCTGCATTCCAGGGTAGCTTGCCGCTGCCAATGCAACCAGAGAAGCCGCTTCACTCTTAGTCATCCTCTATCCACTCCTTCAATGATTGAAATGCTCTTGGAGCTTTTCTCGGTTTCATTTCTTTTTGTACTCTATCAACTACCCAGCTTAGAATTGCCCGGTAATCTGATTTGTACTTTTTCCCATTAGCTCCCTTGTAATTATCAAGGACCTCAATCATTCTTTTGGATTTTTCTTTCCCGTATCTATCTATCAGTTTGTTGTATTCTGTTTCTGTTAGCTTGACGAATTCTGCATAGTTATGTTTTGGTTCTTTATTGCCGGGTAATATATTACTATTGTTACTAATAGTAATGTTACTATTAGTAATGTTACTATTAGTGTCTCCGGTACCCGTATCTGGACTACCCGTATCTGGACTACCCGTATCTGGGGAATGGAGACATGGTTTAAGCTGGGCTTTAGCAGGTTTTATTACTAAAGAGTATTGGTTATTCGTAAATTGCCCTTTGTTATTTCGTACTTTATCAACCCTGATCAATCCCTTTTCTTGGGCCTCTTTTATAAGCCGAAAGAGACGGTTTTTCCCTATTCCCAGCTCTTGCATCATACGCTTAGTTCCCGGCCATGCTGTTTTGCCGTTTCCAGAGTAACTGGCTATATAAGCGTAAAAACCTTTTAATTCAATACTAACCGATGGATCTCTCATTATTTTTTTGGGGCTAAATCCATAGCCTTCCTCAAATATCGTACCTTCCCCAAATGAAAGAACATTTTTCATCCATACTCACCCCCTTTAAAAAAGAATGAAACGGAAGGAAGGTTTCCCTCCCTTAATGCCACCGATCAAATATAGATTTTTATTATTTGGCTCGTACTTCTTCTTCTAGATATTCAGGAGCTAGCTCTTCTATCATCTTAGCCATGATATTTGCCGCTATAGCATTTTGTAATGTACTGTTATCTTCTATATTTTTTATTATGCCCACCAAACTTGTCGCCAGCTGCGAACATAGGTTTTCTATTCCTAAGTTCTCCCCTACAATGCCACACGCCATATGTGAGGGTTTGTTTTTATCATGAGCACTAAAATAACATAAATCTGATTCCATATTTACCTTCGTTTCCCCATCTACCTTGATCTCTACTTTCATTGCCTACACCCTTTCTTTACCCTTACGCAGTTCTTTTTTGAATTAAATAGTCTAAAGCTAATAATACTTTTTCTTTATCACCGTTATATTTTTTTGATAATTCATCTAATGTAGATTTTTGTAAGTTTAAATTCTTGGCCAAAGCATCTATTTTTTTCTGTGCATTTTTTTTGACTTGATCATCCAATTCTTCACTGCTAACCTTATCTGGATCTTCTCCTGTGGGAATAGCAAACGATCTTAAAAGTAAGTATTTATAGCTGTACGTCATCGCTTTTCCTACGCCCTTATCTTGTGTATCTACCCCAGTTCCAGAGGAAACAATTATTTCGTATTCCCCTGTGTCAATATCAATAATCTTGTATTTGGTATCGACGGTAGTTAGCATTCCTTCTTTTGAATGTTCTTGTTCTATTGGTAGAATAATTAATCTGTTCTTAACTAGGCTATCCCTGACTTTGGAAGTAACTTTTTCTTCAGATATAGCCCGATAATCTGTTGTTTTGTATCTTACCCGATCATCTTTTTGCAAATATTCAATATCTTGCATTACCTGATGGATTTTTTGATACAAACCTACCTTTTGATTACCCTCCATTAATCATTCCTCCCTCTCAACCAATTTTTAGATATACACGATCATCAACCAAACGTGCACCCGGTACCCTTTGTCCCTGCTTTAAAGCATCTAGAATTTTTTGCTTGTCCACTTTTGGAGCTTGTGTAATTTTATATTTGTTTGGTATTATCTCTTCCTCTTCAATACTTACGCTTGGCGGACACTTGCGAAACGTTATTGGCATGACAGGATCATTAATTTTCATAACATTTGCTGCTTTCATTTCCCTTTCAAGATAGTCTTTAAGCCAATCACGTTTCCGTTTATAAGCTGTTTCAAGTTTATAAAGACGATCTTTTTCCTCTTTTATAACCTTTGCATCAGCTTCAAGGTTTTTTATAAATCTAGCAACATTTAAAGCCTTATCGAAAAATTCATCTCCCACACCTTTAAGTGCTTCATATACCAGCTTTTTATCTATCATTTCATCTTCAAGAAGATTTGCTAGGTTTTGATAACGTTCGCTAATTTCATATAATTTGGCCACGTTTATACCTCCTAACCTCACATGGTGTTAAATCTTCCAAAACTGCCGCTATTTCTTCGTTATTTAATGGGAACTCATATTTGTATTGCTGGATTGTATCCTTTAACTCTTCATAAAGATGTTCTAAAATTATTTCCAGTTTTTCATCTTCTCTGGAGCACCCCGGCAGATCGTAAATGGTTACTCCGTCAGGCAGATTGCAACTCACCTTTCGTTACCTCCTTTTGTTCTAAAGTCTCAATTCCATCAAGAATTCCTCGGGCCATAAATTTTAGGCTTTCCTTGTTTGCGTACAAATGAACATGAGCACCATTTTCCAATGAAATTGATACGTGTAAATGTACTTTTGAATTTAATTTTTCATTGGTATAAATTTCTCCCACCCTAGTTTTATACACCGGACTATACAATGTAATTGCAGTATCCATCTTTATCTCTCCTTTCTTTTAAACCCCTCTCCATGTATGGATGATGATTTAAGGGATGTTTAATTGGTATTGTACTTTTGAGCTGTAAATCTATAACATTCCAGTCTATAAGTTTTTTTAACATCCCTACAGGTCCGACGAAACCTGCCGCCACCTTCACTTTTAACCCTCCTTTCTTGCTATGCTAGCAATCCTGTTTAAGATAATTTGAATATCCTCTTGAGTTTTATCTATATAAGCATCATCATGTATTTTGATAAGCGTATTTTCTATCTTGTATTCCTTGACTAACATCTTGCTACACCCCCTGAAACAACATACGCTTAACCAGTTTTGTCCTATTCTAATTTCAAACCGCTTTTTTGTTCCGTTCGTGAACAATTTTTTCTAAAAAAATATCGTCATCTTGGTAGTTTAATACCTGTTTAATTCTTACAGCTACTTTGAAAGAAGGGTCTTTATATCCTAACTCAATATTTGTATAGCTAGGCCTTGCAATACCCACCCTTTTGCTTAATTCTTCTTGTGTTAGCTTTGCTTTTAATCGCTCTTGTTTTAGCTTATACCGCATCTTGTTGCCACCTTTCTTGTTGCTATATGGAACCTGTACGTTTATTATAGTGCCCATGCGGATCATTGTCAACGGTTTTTTGTTTCTTTTTTTATTATATAATGTTTATTATCGGAACATGTTGTTTACTTTAGACACATTAACTATTATAATAGTGTCAAGAGGGGAGGTAAGAATATTATGGATTTTGGATTGCGTTTAAAACTTTTAAGAGAGGAAAAAGGGAAAACACAACAAGATGTCGCAGATGCTTTAGGTATCGGAAGGCCAACAATAGCAGGATACGAAACCAAGGGAAAACAACCAGACTATGAAAAACTACAAAAATTAGCCGATTATTTTAATGTTTCTACAGACTATTTATTAGGACGAACTAATATAAAAAATTACAATAAAATGTTGATCAAAGAATTTACTTCACCTGAAGAGGCGATGAAATTCATTTTAGAACAAAACGTTATTATGGGATTTGGTGGTTTTAATGTAAATAAAATGAGTGATAATGAAATAGTTGATTTTGCTAATGAACTTCTAAGACAGTTAAAACTACTTAGCTACAAATATAAATAAATTTTCACGACAACAGGAGGAACATTGTGTCTTGTAGTGATTGGATTAACGAATGTATCAGCGGCTTAATTGAACTATACAAAACAAAAGATATTTATGAACTGTATAAATGTTTCAATATTAAAATAATTTATGTTGAAAATAACTGCATTTTATTACAAGGTAATGATGCTGTATATTTAAGAAGTTGTATGAATAATGAAGTTGTATATATTAAAGATGGATTGATTTTTAAATACGAAAAGTTTGTTTTAGCTCACGAATTAGCCCATGCTCTTTTGCATACAAAGATTTATTATGCTTCTTTTAATAAAAAACTACTAAACAATGATAAGTACGAAGCCCAAGCTAATTATTTTGCATTTAAATTATTAGAAATAACAATAGATCCAAATAGATTTAAAGGATATTCCATCACACAAATATCAAAGATTTTATGTGTTCCCCAAAATATCTTGGTCCAATATTTGAGATTTGAGAAAGGAGGAAGGTAATGGATAGAGGCTATTGTATGTATTTACGAAAATCTAGAGCTGATGAGGAAGCGGAAGCTAGAGGTGAAGAAGAAACTCTAAAACGTCACGAAAGGATATTACTTGCGTTATCTCGGAAGATGAATATAGTTATATCTAAAATATATAGAGAAGTTGTATCTGGAGAAACTATTGCCGAACGGCCAGAGATCCAGAATTTGCTACGGGATGTTGAACAGGGACTATGGAAAGGCGTTTTTGTTGTTGAGGTTGAACGGTTAGCACGTGGAGATACTATAGATCAAGGTATTGTTGCCCAAACTTTCAAGTATAGTGATACTACAATAATTACTCCAATGAAAACCTATGATCCAAATGATGAATTTGATGAGGAGTACTTTGAGTTTGGCCTATTTATGTCGCGAAGAGAGTATAAAACAATAAACAGACGATTACAACGTGGTAGAATTAGTTCTGTTAAAGAAGGTAAGTATGTTGGGAATATTCCACCCTTTGGTTATGTAAGAAAAAAACTTGAAAAAGATAAAGGATTTACTTTAGAGCCGCACCCGGAACAAGCACCTGTAGTTAAATTAATATTTGAACTCTATACTAAAGGCGAAAAATTATCTGATGGTTCTTTTAAAAGGCTTGGTGTTAGCCTTATAGTGCGTAAACTAAACGATTTAAAGGTTCCTACAGCCAAGGGAGGAGATTGGGTACCTGCTACAATACAAGGGATATTACAAAATCCGGTTTATATCGGTAAAGTTCGATGGAACTCCCGGCCTATGGTTAAAAAGATGGTGGAAGGAAAAATTGTAAAATCCCGTCCTAGAGCAAAACCAGAGGATTGGATATTGGCGGACGGATTGCACGAAGCTATTATTGATGATAAAACTTTTGAATTAGCTCAATACTATATAAACCAAAACCCCACTCACCCAGTTCCTAGAAGGTATATTGTTAAAAATCCACTATCAGGTCTAATTGTTTGTGGGAAATGTGGGAGAAAAATGGTTAGAAGGCCACATGGTGATAAATATCCTGATACTCTTATGTGTCCTGTTACTTCTTGCGACAATATAAGCTCTCAGTTATCTTTTGTAGAGGATAAGTTACTTAAAGCCTTAGAAGAATGGCTAAAAAAATATAAACTAGATTTGCGTGGTGTTGAAAAGAACAATAACAATGAAAATCTAGAAACCAAACTAATTAATAAATCTTTAGATAGTATAAACAAGGAGTTAGAAACTTTAAAAACACAATTTAATAACTTACATGATCTTTTAGAGCAAGAGGTTTATTCAGTTGATACTTTTTTAGAGAGATCAAAAACCCTTAATGAAAGAATCACCATTACAAATAAGCATAAAAAAGAACTAGAAGTACAATTAAAAACAATTTCGGCCCAGCATACTGCCAAAGAAAAGGTTATTCCTAAAATCGAAAAAATTCTAGAGCTATATCACCATCTTAAAACTCCATCGAAGAAAAACGAACTTCTTAAAGAGGTTCTAGATAAAGTGATATATATTAAGACAGTTAATGGTCGGTGGCATGGTAAACCTGATGATTTTACCCTTGAATTGTACCCTAAATTACCTTAA